TGCAACACCTGAGGCAACAGCTGCAACGTCATTTTCCATGCTTTTTCAGATTCATCAGGTGACAATGCTTTACAATCTACATATTCATTACCATAGTCCCCAGCATCAGTCTCATTTTGTGCAACAATTAAGGTGATTTTGCGTAATGCACAACCTGCAATTGGATTATAATCGTGCCCGGAAGATCCATCTTTCATTCCGAACGCAACATTTCGTAATGCTTGATAATTTCCCTGTAAGGCTTTATTTAGTTCTCCTTTAGCTTTATCCGTCATCGAAAAAGCAGAGATAGAAATCAAGCCACATATCATAGCAATTAATAATTTTTTCATTATTTTTCTCCAATAAAAAAGGCTCCAAAGAGCCTTTAATTTACACCTGATAATTTCATCTTACAACGTCTTTTTATTCCGATCATACACTGACAACATCTGCACGACTTTCTTTAACTGCCATGGACGTAACCAATGGATAAAATCCACTTTAAAAGATCGTTTTGCAATACCATCGGCATATTCTTTCGGTAAGTTGTGTTTGAGTAAAAGTGCGGTAATTTTAGCGAGATAAATTTTCTTATCTTCACTTGGTGATGGTCGATTTCCCCAAAAACTTGAGCTGGATTTAAAACCTTTCTGAACCATCACATTCAAGACTTGGCGTAATTCACTGTCAGTCATCTCTGTGCAACTGGTTTTACATGTTGTATTGGCAAGTAAACCGCGATATGTATCATCATCAAGTCCCAATTGGTTTTTCCCAATATGGATTTTCGCAATTAATGATTTACGCTGCATAACCTTTCTCCTGTTCTGCTTTCCAGGCTTTCCAAACGGCAAACTCAGGCATATTTTCCACAAATTGCAACTGCCCAATAGTGGCGTAACGTTCAATATATTGAATGGCTGCCATACGTTTATCCTCTTCTTGCGCCGCAACGCTTTGCATTTCGGCTTTGCCTTCATTATGAACCACCGCAAACAATGGTTTAGCCCCTTCATACACTTTCTTCAAATAGTTATGATTCGATAACGCCTGAATATTGCGGGTTTCCCGACGGTTCTTCATCACCGCTTGCACCGTTTCATTCAACGCATGAGCTAATAATGGGCTGGGTTGATACATCTCTAATACTTCTTGCATTAACTTCAACGCACGCCCATTAGATAGCGCAGATTTTTCAGGGCGAAACAACCCAATATAACTCACCAACGCACGGGCATTATTGCCTTTTAAATTAGTAATAATCCCTAACATCTCACGCCCCGCATCATCTTCCAATAGCGCATCCAAGTGGATGTCGCTGTGGCAAACCGGGCAACGGCATAATTTCATTTCTTTTCCTCGCAAGTAATATCTGCAACCGCCCAATTTAAAAAGGATTTTATAGTTGTAGTTTTCATATCGGCTTTTACTCCGCCCTTAACACCTTTTACATCCCAATAAATCACTTTTCCTTTTTTACGGTCAATGCTGACAATAACTCGCTTACTCAATACACCATGAGCAAAGTTTACGTTATTTGATACATAACCGTGTTTCACAAATAAATCACTCTCTTTTAACATTTTTCCTCCTTATTGATAAAACACATTACTCAGCCCACTTCATCTAACTTATCCCCCTCTTTTGTAAAGAGGGGTTAGGGGAGATTTAATGGGCTGTAAATGGGTTTTAATAATCTCGTGCCTTTTGCACATCAATCGTAATTTGCCCTACTCCAATCATGTCATCATCTTTCCAACGAATCACATCTGCCAGCGTGATATTCAATCCAAGTTCTCTAAGCTTTTCCGCTTTCGCTCGTGCTTGCTTTTGAAAGCGGAACCATTCTTTAAAATCAGCTAAAAATCGCTCAAACTGTTTTTCATCAAGCACTAAAATATCGGTCACATTCTTAAATTCGTAAATTTGTTCACTCATAATCTATTTCCCCTGTAATGCTAAAAATTCACTTTGTTTGATTTCTTGTAAACATTCCGGAATTACCGGAAAGGCATCTCCACCAAAACCATCTGATTTAACCGGTATTGAAACGATAAAGTGGTCACTTGCAACACCACATACAGACACATAACCAGTGCGTGCGCCAAGCACCCAGCAAGTAAGCTTTAATTTTCGTAACATAAAGTCATTAAAGCTTGGATATTGATTTAAAATATCTCTAACGCTTTGGATTTTAGCGTTAAACGCCTTGCCAGCCTTTGTTCTGCCGTTACCTGTTATGACAACCTTCTCATTTTCAACCATTTCGAATTTATAGGTCTTATCCTCTTTAATTTTTGCATATTCAGGACTATCTAAACTACAAACAATTCCCCATATATTACGTTCATTCCCCCTCCACCACTCATAAAATGGGATGGTGTCAAAAATATCATCAAGTTTTTTATCTCTGACCTCTCTATCTTTTCGCCATTGCTCATCTAATGATTTAATAGGCTCAACACTTAATGCACATTTAAAATATCTAAATTCAGGTCTCATATTTACTCCTTTAATAAGTGGGATATTCAGATCTCAAAATCCGATAACAATTTGTCTTTAACTCAAAAATGCTTCTCGGTAGAGCGTTAATGGGTAAGGTTTTACAGGCTTTCCCGGTATCGTCCATACCATACGGTACACCGATTGCACGCCAACATCGTGCTGCTTGTACCGCTACGTCTTTAATTACCTCCGAGTTAATCACAAAGCTATTTGGCCCAATTCGTTGTAACAAAATACCTTGTGCCATAAGCTTTTTAACCCGTTTCCTAAATTGACTATCGCTTAATCCAGATCCTGCAATAAGTCGGCTTACACTCAATATTGCAAAGTCTTCTGCCTTTTTCTTTGCTTGGTCGTCGCTATACGTGCCAACACTGCCACCGATATAAGTCACTAAGGTTTCTTGCGCAATACGGTCTAATGTTTCGTCCCAGATATATTCAAGGATGTGTTCATCTAGCACTTTCATACTTTCACCAATCTCATTCTCAACCCTGGCAACAAATTCTGCACATTGCCCACATAAACAGCAGCATATTGAGCTTGCCCTGTGCGAAGATAGGTTTGTGCTTTAATAAGCTGCATTGCTGCTTGTTGCAATATTTCATCCAACCGCACTTTTTCTTGCTCAGTCATCTTGCATATCTCCATTTACCTTTTGGCATTGTGTCTGTAATGTCGGCCTCTGCCCATTTTAAAAACTTGGTTATGCTGATTTTTGGATAGCGGCGCCCTCTTCTCACTGATGGGCTATCATATTGCAATCCATCAACAAACCCCTCTTTATTGTCATAAATAAGCCCCATCCACAGTATTTGTCTATCCCCTAATAATGGTGGGAAACCGTGTTCTTTATGGCTTTTCGCGGAGTAAACATGCCCAACCTGTAAATCATCTTTTGTTAGCTCACTCATACTTCCTCCACTTCAACCACATCGTCAATTTCTGTAATGGTGTGCGGCAGTTTATTTACATCACATACATTTAGGTCGCACATATCTAAAACTTGTTCGTTGCTTTCAGCTTCCACAACTGCTTCAACCAAACAATAAAAGCGCGCCACAAACTTAGCCATGATTGACCTCCGGTCTTCTAGCGGGATAACGCACATAATGTGCACAAAACAGACGACGATTTTCCGCCCATTCTTGATTTTCTCGACGACGAGCCACCGTTGCCGCTTTTTCCCAAGCACTTTCTGCTTGTTTCCATGCGCCAGCACGTTCCATTTCCGCAGCGTGTTGGCTAAAATCTCGGTAATTTTCCAGTTTTTTCATTTTTGCTCCTTTGTTGTTAAAACCTATTATGAATGCCCCTCATCCCATCCCCCTCTTTTGTAAAGAGGGGTTAGGGGAGATTTAAAGGGCATTTAAATAAGTTTTATAAATTCTTAAACATCAAATATGCTAACCACGCATATAGTGCAAAAAGACAAATTACAACGATGCCAGACTCACTCATCTACGCCCCCGCTACATCTAACGCAATCGGCACATATTGATCGCTTTCGCCCACACGCTCATAAAGTCGCACATAAGCCTTACTACTCACCACTTGCACGCTTTCACTAATCGCCTGCATCGCGTTTTGCCAACGTGGATCTTGAATATCAACTCGACGCAATCCTAAAATGCGAGAAGTATTTAAATTACCTTCCTTGTCCACATTAAACGCACGTTCAATTAACGCTTTTAATTCAGGGCGAGAGCCTTCGCTCCATTCGTTCAGGCACTCATCAATCAACACTTTTGCCGCCTGGATACGTTCATCAAATTGCAAATGGTCGTTAATCGCACGTTGGATTTTGTATTTGCCGTCGTAGCTATAAAGCGTGATATTGCCTTTACTACCGCCCACTTTTGCATTGTATTTTTCAGCCGAAAGTTCAATAAACGCCTGAATATCGCCGAAAATGCCATCTTTAAAATTGCGTATCTCCTTATTTAAGGTCACACCTTTTTCCACCCATTCACGCACGAGCACATCACGCGCTTTGTCGATTTCTTTCACCAACTCAGCAGGGGTTAAATTGCCTTTTGCATCGCGCCAATATTCTTTACCTTCAATCATTACTTTCATTTAGATTTCCTCTTTTCCTAACTTAATCACTACAAGCCGCTTACCTTTATCACGTTCACGTCGGGCGGCGGTTGCCGAACAGTAAATCGTTTTTTCGCTCACATTGAGTTTTTTTGCTAATTCTTCTGCCGTCCCGTCACCCAAATTCTCTTCGCCACGATAGACTGCATAAATTTGCCGACGCGTTGCCATCGCTCCTCCTAATTCAAATACTTACGCCAAATCACTCGAATACCTTCTACTGCAAACTGTGCTTCTTGGTATCTCCCCATATCGCGTCCAACTTGATAAACAAAAGCGCGTTGTTCACGCTCTAAGCGATCTGTCACCGCATTTGCCATCACACGCAAGGTTGGTTTGATTTTTTCAAAATGCACATTCACCACAGTAAGCCCCATTTCATTTAAGCGTTTCACTGCTTTTTCTACTTGTTCCAAATAAGCCAACATTAAAGCGTTGTTTTTATTTAGGCGTTTGGTTGTTTTTGCCTGTAACATAATCATCTCCTTAACTAATTAACATTTTGCTGTATTGTTCAATCATCTCTGCGCTAATTTCGGTCTCATTAATCTCTGCCGAACGTACAACACCGCGCATTAACTTACTTAATCGACGTGCGTTACCTTTACAGGCTTTCAATAAAGCCGCATTAAATTCGCTCGTATTAAGTGCACTTTCTGCTAACATCGCCAAATCACTTTCAGGTAATGCATTGCCAAGGTCGCAAGCAAAACCCACTCGACTATAAAGCTGTGCCAACTCGTTATTTTTCCCTTTTAAATTCACCAACAAGCGAGGCATGCCCGCTAAAATCACCCCACAATTTGTTAAATCGTGAATACGTCGGATAAATTCCAAAGAGCGGGTAGAAAGTAACTCGGCTTCATCAATCATTAACAAACGTTCCGCACCGTTGAGTTTTTCCACAATACTTGCCAAAACATCATTATTAACACCGCGACTGGTGGCCCCTACAGTCTCAGCAATTTTGCGTAATAGCACTTTCGGTGTACAACTTGGATCAACCTCAATCAAAATGGCTGAACTATGTTCTTTCGCATATTGTTTAAGCATTTGTGTTTTACCTAAGCCTGCCGCACCGTAAATCACATTAATTTCGCCCTCAGCGTGGGCAAAGTGCATAATTTCCATACCGCGTTTTGCTGTTTGAGTGGGTACAAATGCATTGTTGTATTTTGCTTCAACCACTTTCGCCTTATGGCGCGCCAATAATTCATCCACTTTGTTATCTAACCATTTAGTATCAGTTGGATATTTACCGTTGATATATTGGCTAACAGTTGTAATAGATACATCAAATAAGCTCGCCACTTGTTTTTGGCTCATCTTGTGTGCATCCATAAACGCTTTTAATTCTTGTGCTTTCATTTTTTGCTCCGTTATAATTTGTTTAAACCCTTTCTAAATGGAGTTCCTGTGCCTACATTTGCCGAACTTGAAAAACGCATTGAAGTTCTTGAATATGCTCAACTTGCTACGAATGATTTCATTGCTGATTTAGTCGCCTTGCTTGTTAAGAAAAAACAACTTTCACTGGGTGAAATCATTAAGCTGATTGAATTTCAGCGAGAGCTGCTCCCTTCAAAAGAAGACGACGATTCCAGCGCTCACGTTGCTTTTGTTCAACAAAACTTAGATGACATTCTGTACAATGCTGTCTTGGAGTGTCCGAATAAGAACGACCCTCACCGTCTCTCTCATTTGTCTGCAACGCTTGACTGGATTGAACGTCGCCGAAAGTCTTAGCTAATTTTTCTTGTTTCATTCGGGCGCGTTCTTTGCGTCCGTTTTTTTGCATCTCAACTCTGGTCATTTTTTGCTCCTTATTCATTTACTAACTTTTTTCTTTGTTCCCACGCCTCTTTATCTGCTTTAGTTAAGAAAATTGGGGTGGCTTCCTGTTTGGCTTTCGGTTTTGTGCGTAACAGTTCAAAACCTTGCTGATGCTCAATCGTAACAACCGGATTGCGTTCCGCTTGAATTTCATCTGCTTTTTCCAATACATTCTTCAAGCGTCTATCACTACGCTCTTGACGTGTTTTCTCAACAAACGGCATTGGGAACGCATCACGTTTATTGCCATCTAATTCGGCATAACAAACAAAAGTGCCGTCTTGCTTTCTCACAATCACTTGGCTTGGATCATGAATATCAAACATCACTTGCACCTTTTGCCCATCAACATCGAGCAATTTCGCGCTAAAGTAATAATTATTGAAAAGTTGTAACCAAC